CGGTGAATCCCTGGCAGAATATGCGTACCGAAAGCTGAAGGAAGCGCAAGCGCCGGCGAGGAAGGTCAGCTACACGAGGCGGTTCTATCCGGACATCACGACCGGAGATCTGGTGAGCCTGCATCTTCCGGGTCACGGCATAGATGGTACCTTCCGAGTCAGCAGGCAGACGATAACCCTGGGATATGGCGCCAGGACACAGGAGGAGGTGGTCGAAGAGTGAGCGCAATAGACGACCTTGTTAAGGCATTCAAGAAAGCGACGAAAAAGACAGGATCTGACTATACCGGAACCGTCACACGAGTCGAAGGCAAGACAGCCTACGTTCAGCTGACGGGATCCAACATTATGGACACGCCTTGCCGGATCAGTGTGGACTGCAAACCGGGCGACAGCGTGAGAGTAAGGATCAACGGCGGCAGGGCTTGGGTGTACGGCAATGACACAGCGCCGCCCACGAATGACACGGAAAAGATCAAGAAGCTCAGCCGGGATAATGAGGACGCACTGAAGCGGATCAAGAAGATCGAGGGCGGCATACAGATCGAGGGCATTGTTCGATTCAAGGATCTTGAAAACCCGGAAGAAGAGACGGTCATCAAGGGCGGGAACATCGATGCGACAAATATCACGATAAAAGACAGCTATTCAATGTACAACACGAATGCCACCCAGAAGGTCATGGCTCTCAACTGGACCGAGCCGATCCCGGACTTCGGTTATCCCATCCTCGCTATTGATCCGGACGGCCAGATTCCGGCCTGCTATATCAACTCAGGTCAGACGTACGTGAAGGGCTTATCCGGAGCGGTTGACGGCGTCAACTTTGTATTCGATGGCGAACTGTGTTACATCGATATGCCAGTTTATGACTCCAGCTATGAGAAATTGGGGCAGACCATCCGCGCACTCCAGATTTCCCCAACCTACGACGGAGTGCATGTGAATCTGGCGAGTCCTGCCGTGTATAGCAGGACGGCAGGCGGATCAGCCAATGTCGGCATCAACCAGTACGGAACGATCTACAGGATCAGCTCCTCAAGACGGTACAAGCACGACATCAAAGACCTGACACTGGAAGAAGCCAGGAAGCTGCTCGATGTTAGGCCGAGGACATTTAAGTATAACGATGACTTCCTGACGCCGGACGATGAGAAGGCCGGGAAGGATGTTCCTGGTTTTATTTCTGAGGAAGTATCCGAACAGATGCCGATCGCGGTTGATCACGACGATGAAGGCAACGCTGAGATGTGGAATGCTAACATCCTGATCCCTTGTATGCTCAAGATCATTCAGGATCAGGAGAAACGTATAGCTGCACTCGAGGATAAACTTAAGGAGAATAAGTAAATGGCAAATATAACATTAGATTTCCTTCACAACTACCACACCGGTGAGCGGCGGGAGTCTGATCCGGCTTATGCTTACCAGTACGACGAGGGTCATGTGCTGGAGGCTGTCCTTCCGTCCGTGGTCACGACGGTCGAGCTGCATTACTGGATCCGGGGCATGGAAGAGGCAGAGGCCTACACTCCGACCAGCATTACACCGAATGATGACAGCAGCTGCACGGTCCTGGGGAACATCCCGAACAAATACTTCGAGACTAATGGAGAGCTCCGGATCTACATCGTCGTCAATGACGCGAGCGCCAGCATCACGACCTACGAAGGCAAGCTCAACATCTGCCAGCGCTCCAAGCCGGACGACTATGTCGACGATGATCCGGACAACGAAGCGACCAGAGTTCTGACCGAGGCCAGAGCAGCTGCGGCGACCGCAACGGCAGCAGCTGAGACCGCACAGGATGTTGCGGACAGCATCCCCGCAGATTACTCCCAGATGTCGGAAGACGTTTCTCAGTTAAAGGAAGATTTAAGTGAAATTGGTTACCAAAAAACTACTATTGATTTTTCCGATTATGATGTGATTTTTGGTACTATTCAAAGTGACGGAACTTGGGCAGGGTTTAACACAGGTTCAAATTATAAAAGCACTCTTGTAACAGGTTCATTCATAAATATAACGGTAACAGCAAAAGTAAACCATAACGCTTACATCAGCTTTTTCAAAAGCAAACCGTCACAACCTATAACAAATGTGCAGTATATCGATTTTTGTTCTGGTGAAACTGGTAGACATACAATTACTATGGGACAATCCGAAATTTTCAACGTCCCGACCGATTGCGCTTGCATTGTTGTAACTACAATGTCAGATGGCATGGATTATACCCCTACTATTTCTACTATAGAAATAAGTAATTTTCTGCAAGAAGTAAATACTTTAAGACTTAATTTAAACAAACTTGAAAACGAAACAACAGACTCAGTTGTTAAGCACGGGACATTTACATTAGGATATATCAAAACTAATTACGAAATTGGTGCTGAAATATCTTTAACTCCAACACCGTCAACATTCACATGGTATTCCATTCTTGATTGCTCTGCAGGTGATCATATTGTTATTAAAGGTAGAGGTGGACAAACCGCAAGATTTTGGGCATTTATTGATCAAAATAATATCTTGTTAAGCGTTGCGGCAGACTCAGACTATTCAGAAGATAAAATAATTTTAATTGCACCAGAAAACGCAACAAAAGTAATATCAAACCAATATGCACCGTCAACAAATATTTACATTTCATCTTATTTAGCAGTTGGTTTTAGTGCTACAACGTTATATGAGATAGAAAATCAAGCATCACCAGACATAATCACAACATCCGACAAGATTAACCGAAATCTCTGTTTATGTGGCATCAAGACAGATATTTTGGACAATAAAATTCCATATGCCAGAGGATATCTATTTCATAAATTGCAGAATAATGACAATTCACTTTGGTATGGTCCAAACTTCCATAATATAAATAAAGTTGGAACAGTACAGTTTAATCCAACACTTATGAGGTTTGCAATCTCGCCAAAAGATGGACGAGTTATAGCAGTGCAAAGAGATACAAGAAGTGGAATCTGGGTTTGGGATGGTACTACGGAAACGCATCTGAACAGCTTTGAGTCTAATCCACAAGCGTGGCTCTACAATTCGGGAGTGGACTTTATAAATGATGGCTCTGATGAGTATTGCATATTTGCAGAATACTATGGAACTGTTGTAGAAGGATATGAGTTGCATGTTTGGAGGGGCAAATATCCATACACAAGCGCAAGTGATTGGGAGATAGTATTTACGCAGGCACAACGAACTAATATAACACATTTCCATATGGTTAGGCGAGATCCGTGGACGAATATCCTTTATCTCACAGCAGGAGATTCTTCAGCAGAATCAAAGTGGTGGTATTCAACTGATAAGGGTGCAACTTGGACTTTGCTTGTAAGTGGTGCTGATACTGGATGGGGCAATTCGCTGTGCAGAACGATAAACTTCATCTTTACTGAAGATTACATCTATTGGGCAACAGACCACGGTGAAGCAGGTGGTCAGCATCATACGCTCAATAGGATTCATAGAGACTCCAATACTGGCATAATGGATTTAAGCACAAAGGAGCAACTGACCTTGTTGCCACAACTTTACGCAACAAACTCGTTGTGCTATGTGGAATCGCCTAATGGTCTGTTTATGTATGACAGAATTGACACATCATCATCTTCTGTGTTTGGCGAACCAATAAAAATGCTCTTTTGGGATTTTGACTCTGAAGAATTGGTCGAAATTGCATCCCTAAAACTGGCAACTGCAACTTGGGGTGGTAGTCGTGGCAAGTGTTACATCAATTACACTAATAGCAAAGAGCCTATGCCTGCTATGGGATTCAGCATTGATACACCGTGTATATTTGATCTTGTATGCGACAATCCGTCAAACGTTGGAACAATCGCTTATGATGTTGGTAGCAAGACAATCCGCACAATAAATTACTGATTTAAAGGGCAATTTAAATAAGAATCGAGTTTGACATTGGAGGAATATTCCGCTAAGATTTGAGCATAGAAAACTACATAAAAAAGGAGCCGCGCTCCTGTCTGGTAAACGTTTGCGCGACTCCGCCAAGTAGGCAAGGTCATAGTACCATGCCTCGTTTGATTAGTCAAAGGAGGTTTTTTTTATGTCCAAAGATTACCGCACGGAGTTTATCCGAACTGTCGAAACCACACTGATCAATCACTTCGATCCGGAGCAAGTCAACCTGATCTCGAACGTTCTGGCGAAGACGCTGGCAGAGTATGAGATCACGGACCGATGCACGAGCATCGAGCCATATGACGGCGGGAACGAGCGCATCATCAAACAATACGCAGCTTGCCTGATCGTGGATGGCAAGAGCAAGAACACCGTTGCCCAGTACGTGAGGACATGCAGGAAACTATCCGAGTTGATCGGCAAACCATTCACTGAAATGAATGCGTATGACGTGAGGTTCTTCCTTGCCAAGGAGATGGAGAGAGGTCTCAGTGATCAGTCCCGTGAGAACCAGCGGGCGAACCTGTCTGCGTTCTTCCAGTGGATGACCAATGAGGAGATCATCCCAAAGAACCCGATCGCGCAGATCAAACCAATCAAGTGCCATCAAGAAGTGAAAAAAGCATTCTCTGACATCGAGATCGATGCGCTGCGGAGTGCCTGCAAGTCACTCAAAGAGAGAGCATTGATCGAGTTCCTGCTGTCCACCGGGGCGCGAGTCTCTGAAGTGGCAGAGATGAAGGCGCAGGACATAAACATTGAGACGCTGTCCGTCCATATTCTGCACGGAAAAGGCGACAAGGAGAGGATCACCTACACGACCGCAGTCGGGATGAAACACTTGCTCGCATATATCCATAGCAGAAAAGAGACAGGTGACGCATTGTTCTACAGCAAGAACCATGAGCCGATCAGGACGAGCGGGATCCGGTTTATCCTGAACAATGTCGCCAAAAGGGCAGGCGTGAGCAACGTCCACCCGCACAGATTCAGACGGACATTCGCCACGAATCTTTCCAAGAGGGGGATGGCGGTGCAGGAGATCCAGAAGTTGATGGGCCATGCCAACATAAACACGACTCTCGTGTATATCGCCACGGACGACAGCATGGTGCAGGCATCATACAAGAAGTACACAGCATAAAAAAACAGTAGCAATGGGCATCCCGCAGTGGGGTGCCTTTTTATTGAGAAAGAGAGGTATTCTTATGGAATCACTGCAGAACATCACATTTACACACAGGTATTGGATCCTCCTGCTGCCGCTGGTCCTTATGGCCGCAGACATCGTCACGGGATGGATCCAGGCAACGATCAATGGCACATGGGATAGCACGAAGATGCGCGTCGGCCTCTTCCGGAAGAGCGGGGAGCTGTTGGTGATCGTGATCGCTTATGTGATCTATGCGGCGATCAGCCTGCCGTTCGACGTTCCGGCATTCATTGCGGCATACATCATTATCATGGAAGTGATATCGGTCTGCGAAAATCTGGATCAGGCAGGTCTGCCGGTGCCGGTATGGGTTACCAGAAGATTGAAAAAGGTGGCGAAGGATCTGTCCGATGACGATCCGGAGGAAGAGGATCCGGACGCCAAATACTGGGACGACGATGATGAGGTAGAATCAAAATGACGATTATTGAATCAGCGACCAGCTGGGCGATCGGTATCGCTAAGGATCAGTCGCACGGATACAGTCAGGCTAATCGCTGGGGGCCGAACTATGACTGCAGCTCACTGGTGATCAGCGCCTACAAGCACGCCGGCGTTCCGATCGACACGACGGTCGTCAATTATACCGGAAATCTGCAGAACCTGAAAAAGTACGGATTCCGGGACGTGACCGGCTCCGTCAGCTTGTCATCTGGCTCCGGTCTTCAGCGCGGGGACATCCTCTGGTATCACATCTCAGGAACGAACGGCCACACTGCAATCTATATCGGTAACAATCAGATTGTCCATGCACGGGGCCAGTCCTACGGATCCAGCAAGACCGGCGATCAGGGCAGTGAGATCGCAGTTACTTCCTATTATAGAGGTTCGTGGCAGCACGTATACAGATATGTAGGCGGTGGATCCGCAGCAGAAGAGCATCCGCCCGGATGGATCGAGCCGAAAGAATATTACACGGTCACGGCAAAGATGCCGCTCATCAAACAGGGCAACACCGGATCATCCGTCAGATTGTGGCAGGAGCTGATCGGTGTCGAGGTCGACGGAGAGTTCGGCCCGGTGACGCACGGTGCGACCTTGGGCTTCCAGAATAACCACGACTTGGTCGTTGACGGAGAGGTCGGGCCGAAGTCGTGGGGAGCTGCGCTGAGTGAGTTGACATAAGAATATACTTAAGTATATGGCAGGGCTTAGGCTCTGCCTTTTTTTAGTCACTATTTT